CTTCTCCCGTTCACTCTCGTCTATGCCTGTCCTTGACACAAGGTTATATACGGATATGTCCTTTGCAAACTTGCTGATGACCTTGGGTGTCTTTCTGAAGGGAACGCTGTACCGCTTGGCAAGGTACCCGTCAATCTCGGCACAAGCATCTGATATGGCAGCCTCACAGAGCGTTGCAATCTTCTCCGTCCGTTCCTGCTCATCCTCTATGTACTCATCTCCAATGATGACATTCATCATGTCATCCTTTATCATTTCAAGAACCTCTTCCACGGTACAGTACATTCCCATCACCTACCCTCTATCCCTGTGCCTGCGGCTCTGCCTCCCCGGTGGAGCCATATGCCATCTGCCAAAAGCCATATCCTGCATTGCTTCTCCCGTCTGCCCCGTACAGGAACTCATCCAACAGGAAGACGTTCTCATCCGTGTCCTTTGTCAAGGACACAAACTTGATTTTCTTCCGGAGCTGATAGATGAAGGGCTTGAGGAAGCGGTTGGTACACAGAAGGAACCAATACTCCGGATGCTCTGCAAGGGCAGGCTCCACATGGAGCTTTGCTGTCCCCTTCAGCACGTTGGTGGTGCCTTCAATCTGGTCAGCCTCCAAGATAAGCCGGGCTTCCTCCTCCAATGCCGGGGGCACTACCAAGAGGTCAGGCACAAGCTTCAGGCTCTTGCCCTTGTCTCCCTTGATGCTCATAATGGAGCTCCTTGCCTCCATGTAGGACTCCCTTGTCAGCTTCTTGTTGCTCCGGTTGCTGTAGGTCTCCTTGCCTACCTTGTGGGCTGCATTGAAGAATGAGAGCCCGTCATAGCACTTCTCCGTGAAGCCGCTCATCATTGCACCAAAGACAAGCTCATCCGGATGCAGGGCAGCAGCTTCCCCCATGTTGGAGAAGAGCGGCGTATATACCCCGTACTTGTCATCCTCAATGTCATCCCTCGGTACTCCTATGGTCATCTCAAACTTTTTGTTCTTGATGAGGTAGTCATACGCTGCAAGAGCCTGTATCTCCCTCTCGCCAATCCATTCCCTCATGCCCGGCATCTGTCCAAGCCACTTGTAGTCCTGCTCCCCCGTGGTGCTCGGTACCACGGTTGCAACTTTCTGATAATTGGACTGCGTGGTGTCAAAGCTCTTGTTGAAAGCTGTGGAATACCCCACGGACAGCCCGTGTAAATTCGCCTGATTAACAATCATGTCTGATTACTCTCCTTCCTGTGTCACGGTTCCCGGCTTCGCTGCTTCTACCGTGATAATCTGTTGTATCATGTCAACGGTCACTCCGTCATCCGCCACCTCCAAGATGATGCCTGCCACGCTTGAGCCATCCGCTGTGATGGTCACTGTCCGCTCGTCTTTGACATAGCAGGGCTTCAAGATGTCGGTCTCCTTGATGGTTCCGTCATTGTCCCATACGAACACCCCACGCTTCACGCTGACCGTCTGCTCACCGTCCGCCCCGTTTCGGTTGTCGCAATACCTCTGTACACACCCGGCAACTTTAAGCCCGGCAGAAGCGGCTGCCGGGGCTGCATATCCATCCCCATTGATAGCTGCCATGGTTGCCTCCGTCAGCTCCGCTCCGCCCTTCACCGGGATGTTGAGCATCCGGTTCCCTGTCCTCTCGTTTCCTGTCCTGTCCATCTCTTAGTCCTCCTTTTTGCTGTACTTCTTTACATCTTCCATGGATACTCCCATATTTTTCAGGATGGCTACATCCACCTCATCAGAGCCGGAAGCTGCCGGGGCATCTTTCAGGTCAAGCTTCCCCGGAGGAACCACCACGGGAGCCTTGTCCACAAAGCCCTTGAAGCCTTCCATGTCCTTCAGTGCGTATGACCTCGCCCAATCGGACTGTGCCGCTGTGATTTTCCCTGCCTTCAATGCCTTCTGAACCTCTTCATCTGCATCCCTCTCCTGCATACGCTGCTTGAGTGCAAGGAGCTCTGCCTGTGTATCCGGGGCTCCTGCCTTCAGTGCCATGATGGAAGCCGCCACATCCTCGGTCTTGGCATCCGCTTTCAGCCCAAGCATGGAGAGGATGGTGCTGTTCGCCACCATGTCCGCCCCGTCCGGCTTCGGTTCCCCTTCCCCCGGCTTCCCGTCACCTTCCCCCGGCTTCTTTCCATCCATCTCCTTGAGCTTTTCCGATGCCTTTGCAGCATCCTCTACCGCTTTCTTGATTTCCTCTTCCGTTGCGGTCTCCGGAAGCCCTAATGCCTTTGCAAGTTCTTTTAAGTCCATGATTTTTCCTCCTTCTGATATGTCCTCTATGTCAAGGGAGTTCACCAGTGCAAACATCCCATCAATAGCA